ATAGGTGATGCCTTGACGATTTCGACCACCAGCAACAAGACCGTGACGGTAGGCAATGGGCTAACCACGTCATTTACTTTTGGTTTTGAAGTTCCACAAGCCAGCCAACTTGTTGTTATTTACACCGATACCAGTGGGAATATTAATGTTCTGACGCCATCGCAATATTCAGTAACCGGAATTGGCTCCAGCAATGGCGGGGCCGTAACCTATCCATTGTCAGGAAGTCCTATAGCGATAGGCACTAGCCTGACAATTGCGCGGATCGTTTCATACCAGCAACTGACTGATTTGATTAATCAGTCGGGATACTATCCGAACGTGGTTGAGGGAGCGCTCGACTATCTGACCATGGAAGTACAGCAGATTGCAGAGGTGCAGAATCGCACTCTGTCTTTGCCAATCAGTGCCACTGGCATATCGACTGTTTTACCGAGCCCTATGGCGCTGAATTTACTCGGCTGGGATGCATCAGGCACATTTCTGATTAACACCAACGCGGCAGGTCTGGCGGCAATCCTTGCGTCTGAGCCTGCCTATGATGCCATATTCAACGGCGATGGCGTAACGACTACTTTTAGTCTTGGCGCCAACCCTGGATCAAACGCCAATACTGAAGTAAGTATTTCCGGGGTCGGGCAGCGTCCGGGCATTGATTTCAACGTTGTCGGCCTGACCATCGTATTCACTACCGCGCCGCCCGCTGGAACCAATAACATTTTGATAGGCTGGAACACGGCCTTAGGAGCCACAGGATTAGCTGCGCTGGCTGCCACTGCTACGGCGGCCGCAGCCGCAGCTTTAGTTTCGCAAACAGCCGCTGCTGGTAGCGCCACTGCTGCTAATGCATCCGCAACAGCCGCCGCCGGAAGTGCAACCGCAGCAGCAGGGAGCGCCACTGCTGCGTCAGGATCGGCAAGCGCCGCCTCAAGCAGCGCTACCACTGCGGCCGGCAGTGCCACTACTGCGGGTACGTCTGCCACAGCAGCGGCAGGTAGTGCTACGGCAGCAGCCGGGTCCGCGTCAACTGCAACAACACAAGCCGGTAACGCATCGACCAGCGCCACCGCCGCCGCATCGTCAGCTACGGCAGCAGCGGCTAGTGCTGCATCGGCACTCAGCGTGCTTCAACTTTATTACGGCCCATATGCCTCCGACCCGACTACACGACCCAACAGCACAGCGATGCAAGCGGGTGACATGTACTGGAACACCACCACGGTAAAGATGCGCGTCTATAACGGCGCGGCCTGGCAGAGTTTCGCGCCATCGGCGCCATCGGCTCAACTGTTCAGCGGCACCGGTTCGCAAACCGTGTTCACGCTATCGACGTCGCCCACTTCAGCAGCATCTTTAGTGATTTCTATCGGCGGTATTGCGCAGCGTTCAACGACAGATTTCACGGTGTCAGGCACCACGCTTACCTTCGTCACCGCGCCACTGGCTGGCACCAACAACATCAACGTAGTGAATTTTGGCTAAGGAATAAATCATGACCACACTAGTACCAAATGCCATGCTTGCCTTCGACGGTGGGTCGTTGGGTTTCCGCAATCGATTGATCAATGGCTCATTTTTGATTGACCAGCGCAATGCCGGTGCATCGCAGACATTCACTGCTGGGGCTGCAATCGCATATTGTGTTGACCGTTGGTATGCATCCTGCACTGGTGCAAACATGACAGGCCAGCGCGTGAGCGCAACAGCAGGCGGTTACATGCTAACCGGGGCCGCCAGCAACACTGGCACGTTGTTCGGTCAGCGCATTGAGTCCTACAACCTCGCTGATCAGGTTAGTGCAACCGTGACGGCTCAGATAAAGATTTCCAGCACATCGATCACGTCAGTAACTTGGACTGCATATTACGCAACTGTGCAGGATACCTTCAGCACAAAAACGCAAATCGCCACCGGCACCTTCACTATCAACTCAACCCCGACCGTGTACACCGCCTCGTTCAATGCGGGGGCGAATGCGGCAAACGGTATCGCTATCGAATACACGACCGGGGCGCTGCTGGCTGGACAAACTTTGACATACGGGGCTGCGCAACTTGAGCCGGGCGTGACGGCAACGGCGGTTGAGCGACGGCCCTATGGGCTTGAATTTGGGCTGGCTCAACGCTACTACGAGATTGCATACGCATCTTCTCGCCTTGCCGTTTCAGGATCTAATACTACCGGCTCACCAGTAGTATTCAAAGTGACAAAGAGAGCAACACCAACGATGTCAGTGGGGACTACGGATCAATCGTCAGGGTTAACGTCCGGGCCCGTATTCGATAGTCCTCGGCCTGAAGGTGCATCGTTTAGAGTCGGGGGAGTATCCGATTTTTCATGGTGGGGGACTGTTATCGCTACAGCGGAGCTATAAAAATGACATATCAACTTACATCCACTACAAGCATTATCCGCGTGGCAGACGGCGCAACCATCCCGAATGACCCTAGCAACTCGGATTATCAGACTTATCTTGCATGGGTCGCGCAAGGTAATTTTCCGACACCTGTACCGGCACTGACCGCAGCGCAACAGCAGGCGACATACAGCGCTGCGGGTCAAGCCCTGCTGGACAGCACCGCACAGGCCTGGAACTACAACGACATGGCTACTGCTGCTACCTACTTGCAAAGCACAATTGCGCAATTCAAATCGGAGGCGACAACGCTTTGTGCGTGGCGGGATAACTTCTGGTATCAGGCCGGTCTGCTGGAAGCCCAGATCATCGCTGGTACCGCAACACTGCCGGCCACCACGGCCGACTTCCTGGCCCTGATGCCGGCCGCACCAGTGAGGCCGACATGAAGAACCGGATCATCAACCTGCTATTCGCGCTCGACTGCTTTCTGTTCAACATCGTCACGCTGGGCGGCTCCTACCCGTTTGAGTCGTTCAGTGCGGCGGCATGGCGCGCTGAGCTGGAGGGGGAGTGGTATCGCCATGCACGCCCGATCATCGACGCCATTATGTGGTTTCAACCGCATCACTGCCAGCGGGCCTATGAACACGCCAAATACAACTTACCACCTGACGAGCTACAGGCGAACTAAGCGGGGAATACATGCCTGACATCGATAAAGACATACAAAAAGAAGCTGTAAAAGAGGCGCTCAAGGAGTGGCTTGATAGCGCGTTCGCGTCATTCGGAAAGTGGACATTGGCCAGCTTGTTGGCGGCCGCACTTGTTGGCTTCGTATATTTAGCGCTAATCGGCGCAGGTTGGAAAAAATGAACATGCAATATTCGAGAGAAGCACGTGCTGCACTGACAGAGGCAAGCGAGGGTCGCGTGCTGACTGCATACCCAGATCCAGGGACAGGCGGCGCGCCTTGGACCATAGGATACGGCCATACAGCAGGCGTGCAGCAAGGCGATACCTGCACGCAAGCCCAGGCAGATGCATGGCTTGCCGAGGATGTCGAGACAGCTGTGGGCGATGTCAACAAATACGTGCAGCCTCAGCTAACGCAGCATCAGTTTGATGCCTGCGTAGATTTCACCTTTAATTGCGGCGTCGGCAATTTCAACAGCAGCACGCTGTGTCGCTTGCTCAATGCTGGCGACTATGCCGGCGCCGATGCAGAGTTCGCTAAGTGGATTCGTGGTGGCGGCCGTGTGCTGCCGGGGTTGGTCAAACGTCGCACTCTTGAGGCGGCATGGTTTAACACAGGAGATTGAAAATGGACTGGACAAGCGTAATTACCAAACTGGCGCCGATGATCGCCACAGGACTCGGTGGCCCACTGGCTGGCGGTGCAGTTGCCGCAATCGAGTCGGTGTTCGGATTGTCACCGGCACCAGACGCTACTATCGATGACCGTAAGGCGGCTGTCGGCGCTACAATTCAGAATGCGACACCGGAACAGTTGGCGGCACTGACCAAGGCTGACAATGACTATAAGATGGCCATGGCAACGGCCGGCTTCAAGAATCAGGCTGATCTTGCTGGGATTGCCTTGCAGCGTGACGAGGCCGTACTTGCCGACGTCGCTGACGCGCGAAAGAACAATTCGCAGAATCCGGCTGTCATGCGGCTGGCAATCGTGGTGCTGCTGACGTTCGCAATCATCATGGGCGTCGTGCTCTATGGCTGCTACGGGCTGTTGACCGGCAGCATCACCGTTAAGGACGTGGCTATTGTTGCGGCCGTATCTGGCCTGGTCGGTTCGGTGGTAGGTTACGTCGCAGCCAATGCCCAGACCGTGATCAACTTCATTTTCGGCGGCAGCCTGGGCAGTGAGCGCAAGACGGATGCTATGGCAGCAGCTATTTCCGGGACCATCACGGCAGCAGGTGAAAAGAGGTAATTGAGGAGCGGTCTGTTAATTGAGGAGCAAAGAAAAAAGGCTTCCATCGCTGGAAGCCTTTTGTATCCTGGTGGGGCGTGAGTGATTCGAACACTCGACCTACGGATTAAGAGTCCCGCAATCATTCTAGTATTTATGCGGGTTACAGCTATATTTCGCTCCGCAAATTGCTAATTATTATGCCTCTGTAAGCCTTATGGATAGGCTCTCATTTTCTATTTGCGGAGCGAAATTTAACGAGTTGGAGTGACCTTATCACCCTTGCGTTCACGCACATAAGTTTCCGTCATGGCAAGTGTTTTATGTCCAAGTTGACGTTGAGCTGCCCGCATATCACCTGCTTGTTCTGCTTTGTCCGTGCCGGCCTTCGCCCGTAAATCGCGGAATTGAAATTGACTTGTATCAATGCCTGTTGATTCGCGGACATCATAAAAACGTTGTACTAGCGCACTTTGGCTTAGTGGCCGACCTTTTTCATTCACAATAAGTGCATCGCAAGTTGTCTGGCGGCTCTTCTCAACTTCCCGTTTTCGGGAAAGAATCCTCGTTAAAACTTCCTCAAGCTCCCCGGTAATTTGGATGCGAAGCTTTTTCGTTGTCTTATTCTGGGCGAGCTCCAAGTACCCCTCCTTTATATCCACTTCGCGATATTTGATCGTATCGGCAGGCCGCTGGCCAGTCAGATATGCTAGGTCCATCGCGTCGCGCGTGGGCTGATCTGCTGCCGCATACACCTTGGCAAACATTTCATCCTCAACATAAACGTCGCGGCCTGTCTCCGCATTTCCCTTGATGCCGGCACATGGATTTTGCGCCCTAGTCAGTCCCCAGTTGCGAGCCATGTTGAAAACGTGAGAAAACAGTGCTTTCTCACGATTTGCCCGGACCAAGCCTTCGGGTATTTTCTGGGGCTTCAAGCCGCGCTCAACACGCTTTTTGTTTTTCTCCAAGGCCAATTCCCTAGATTTCTTGACTCGCCAGTCCATGTACTGACGAATGTGCATCGGTTCGATTTCATCAAGAGGAGCAGCACCTAAAAATTCCAGCAGGAAATCAAATTCAATCAGGTTGTCGCGCTGCGTTCTTGCCCCCTTGGTAGGCAACACCTCTTTCATATAGCGCGTTGCGGCATACTTGAACGTGATCAGGTCAGATAGACGGTCTGATTTGTCATGCTCAAGCTCGGCCCATTTCGTGACCGCAACGACGTAGTCGCTTCCGAGTGGAATTTCTACGCGGGGGCTTCCGCCTGCATCGTAGTAATAATAGGCAATGCCGCTTTTCTGAACCCGACGACGCATGCGCGGCGGCAGATTCAGGTTTTTTGTTGGTCGACGCCCCATTACCTAAGCCCCCACAAGCGTGGGTTGCCATTTTTTTCGCACAGACTCTTCGCGACGGCGACCCTCAATAGCAGTCTTGGCAACAATCGGCTTTCCGCGAGCATTTTCAGTGAACGGAATTCCTTTCATGCGCAGGAATTCCGTTTGCATTTGAAATTTGCTCCGCTTTGCACCACCGATGGTCGTTCCACGAGTGATGCCAGTCAGAAAATCTACCTGCTTCTCGGACATGAATATTTCGTTTGCATCGTTATGCATCATTTACCTCCCGGCGTTCTCTTCTGTTCCCGCGCCTTGCGGCGCTCATTTCTGCGTGGTGGCTTGGTCATGCCTTAATCCTCCGAAAATTTCTAAGCCAATGGCATTTAGCGGCAGAGCGCCCAGTCTGGCCGCATAGGCAGCAGATGGTCATGGTGTCACCCGCTTGAACTCGACCACCCATACCCACGGATTAGCCGCCCAGCTACCGGCGCCGTTGATGGATTCCCAAAGCGCCAAGAAAGCAAACTGCGCATCCTCTCCCGGCAAGTCCTTGATCTGCGTATCCAACTCTTGAGCCCAGACCATGGCGCCCTCGGCTACCGCATCTGCTTGACTGATATCGTTCAGCCGTTCGACGCGCACGCTGACGATTTCCCGCAGGATCCTGCTCGCCAGGCGCGGCATGTGGATCGCCGGGCGCTTCCACCAGGATGGCGTGCGATCGCTGCGCTGGTTGCTCTTGTGGAAGTCGTGTGGCGCACCATCAGCAGCGTATGCGTAGGCGTGGCCACATTCCAGCGTCATGTCCACGAAGTGCCATTCGTCGCGCTTCTTCTTCTCGCTGTAGCGAGTTTCCCAGCGGCCATAAGCATAGAAGGTCTCGCGCACGTACAGCCGGTCCCCTGGCTGGCCGTAGGGGCATGGAATCTGATGTACGTCAGATTCTTTCGTGCCATCTTTTAACAGCCATGCGTCGCCGTCATCAGACATAAATCCCCAGCACGATGGATCATTCCAATCAGGGTCAGCCTTAGTACCACTTCCAACGAATTCAAACGGATATCGACGCGATGGCTTCACAACGCGCCGCGTCTGCGTTTTCGTGTCGGCCAGTAGGGCGCGCACCATGGCGCCGGAAAATAAAATAGGGCGCTCTTTCATTTTTTTATCCCTCCAAGGATTCCTGCTCGTCGAGCAAGCACGACAAATGCAGTTGCAGCGCAGAGCGCCACGACTCCGTTTCCGACGCACTTGAGGCGGGGCGCACGACTGCCGAAGTCCAGCCCAGCGGCTAGCCCATCAGCCATTCCGCGAAATACGGGTTGAGTCGCTGCGAAAGCAGCCGCGGCGTCGTGTTCCCCTTCAATACTGAGAGCTGGGCGGTACCAGGGTTGTTCGGCGAGGATGTCGGACCAGATAGGCGCTGCATCCATGGATTTTTCTTCCATGCGCGCAGCCAGGACGCTGGCGCTGTAAGCTTCCCGCTCAACGTGGCATATGGTGCGCAGCGCGATGCCCATGTATCTGAGCCCGGCTCGCAATCCTTCGTCAAGCATGCCAACACCGGAAAAGCAACTGATGGAATGTAGATCCATGTCACGATGCCCTCGCTAGGCAGATTTTGACGACACGGTTACAAGTCTCGATATCGAACCAGCCAACGTGGCAATGGTTCACGTCGGCAATGTCAAGTTGTGTGGCCAGCCAGGCGTATGCTTCGTCCTTGGTCATGCCGTCGACTTCCCACAGCGGCGCGAACACCGCCTTAGCCTGCTTGCGTGCGCTGCGTGTGGCCTTGTTGGCCAGCGTGCCGAGCGGAATGTCAGTTTTCGGATGGATGCCGACATAGGTGTCACACCCGGGCGTGCTGCACATATACGCGAATGGCCACTTGCCGTACTGGCGCCCGTAGATGACCTTGTTATCCACCAGCGTGACTTCGCCCTTGCAGTGCGGACACTCAGCAGGGATCGGCAGCGGGTTCTTGACCAGCAGCGCCTGCTTGGCGCTCGGCTTGAATTTGATTTCGCGTGCCATTTATGCAGCCTCCTTCAATTTCACAACTTCGCCGCCTTCGATCCAGTGCGCAGTCATGGTCGGGTACAACTTCGCTGGCAACGCCTTGAGGGTGGCGAACAGCAAGGCGGTTTCGATATCACCGGCGCCGACCAAGTCATGAACCCATTTCAGCAGTGCGCCGCGCCCGGGCATGTCGAGCACGTCGACGCGATCGAGCATCAAGATTTTCAGACCGGACAGACGGGCGACAACGACCGCGATCATGGCGTCGGTGCGCCACATCTCGGACTCGGACAACAGCGCGCGAGGGCGGCCGTCAGCAGTGATTTCCATATCCGACGAGATACAAATTTGCTTCCAGCCGGTGGCGTCCGCTTCCTCGGACAGCATTTTGTTGACTGGTTGCAGGGCTTCTTTCAGTAGATCGCCAGGGATGCCGTCCGGTGCCAAGGCATCTGCAACGACAGTCCAGGCCAGTACGTCGGCGTGCTGCTTGGCGGCGTCGGCTGTCTTTTTGTTGGCTGCATCCACGGCAGCAGCATGGCCAGCGGCGGCAGTAATCTTGGCCTGCATGGCCGTGCGACGTTCTTGCAACTGCTTGAGGCTCGCTTGCAACACGGCTAGGTCAGGTAGTGGCTCCTCTTTCGCTGGTGCTGCCAGGGCATCGTATTGACCCTTTGCCTCGTTCGCAGCGGCCAGGTCACGTTCCAGATTTTTGACGCCGTTCTGCATCACTTCAAGACCGCGCTCATATTCCGGCAGTGAGTTTTTTGCATCCTGATCGATATTGCCAGCTTCGATAATTTCGCCAAATTCAGCTTTGTAGAGGTCGAGCAGCGCGGCAGCGTCTTCGGCATCGTCTTCGTTCTCAGGCGTGAAAGCGTCGATGAAGATAGCCATGTCATGCACCAGGCCGATGCGCTTGGTGCCACCGGCACGCTGGCGCACTTCAATCACTTGCGGCTCGTACTCTGCAAGCTGTTTTCGCGCATGTTCGAGCGCTTCGGTGACGCGCTTGACGCCGTCGGCCTTGGCTTTCAGTGCAGAGCGCTTAGCGGCGTTCTCGGTGCGCGTACGAACCTGCGCAGCCACCTGGCCGACCTGTTGATTGACAGCGGCGATATCGGCATCAAGTTGCTGCAACTCCTCTGCGGTCGGAGCATCGCCTGCCAATTCTTCCGGTGCTGGTGCAACCCAGCCCTCAGACTTGACCTTGCCCCACACGCCACCGGTAACAGTGCGCCATGCGCCTTTTGATTCGGTGGCCTTCTTTTCTGCAAAGTCGCAGGCCGATGGGAAACCAGTGCGGAGCAGCGGCAAAGTCGCTTCGATCTTGTCGGCATCGCACCTACGAACCACCATACGGAACTTGATATCGTCCGTCTTGATCTTGATGCCGGTCAACTGGAACAGGAATGTGCGGCGTTCATCTGCTGGCATGGTGCTGAACTGCTGGCCATTCAGAGCTACGGCCACAGCACCACCGGTCGGCAATCCATCATCAGCCTTCACGTCGCCGGCGGGGACATTGAATGCATAGGTGCGTTCGTCGTCGACCGTCACCAGCGCGCCGCCAGCCTTGGCGCCATCGGTCACCAACTGGTCGTATTCCTTTTTCAGCCTGACGCGCACCGTTGCGCCGGTGATCGCCATGCGCACAGCTTCGCCGATACTCGACTTGGCAGCGCCATTGGGACCAGCAAATAAAGTCACTGGCGTGGTCAAGCGCGCATCGATGTGATGGACGCCGAGGAAATTATCAATCTGGATGCGTGCGAGTTTCATTTTGTCTTGTCCCTTGTTTGGTGCTGGTGGCCGGTGCTAGATCCGGCTTGCCCGATACTCACCGGGTGCGTGTGCGCCGCCCGTCAGCCCGGGCAACTCCCCCAGCGTTGAGCGTTACGCCGCCTTGGTGCTGGCGTTGTAATCTTGAAGCGCGAAATAGATAGCCTTGCAGGCCATCACGTCGACGCTGGCGTTGTGTGCACCTTCCAGCTTCAGGCCGGTAAAGAACTCGTAGGCCTCCTCAAGATTTGGCGGTTTTGGGTTCTTGCGCTTCGCGGCCAGCATCTTTTCAGTCGGCGGCAGGTTGACGATCTTGGTGCTCTGCGTGCAGGTATCGAAAGCTGCGCCAGTTTTCCATGCGTCCAACTGCTCTTCGCTGTAGATGCCAGCCTTCATCATTTCGATGCGGACCATACGGGCGTCGAAAGTTTCGTTATGACCGACCCGGCCGATGGTTGCGCGAGCGTACAAGTCGAAGAACAGAGGCAACACTGTTCCAATAGGAACACCGTCGCGCAGTGCGATGTCCTGCGTGATGCCGGTCATTTCGGCGATTTCATCGCTGATGGTCCAGCCCTCAGGCTTGATGATGAAGTTCATCGATTCCAGGGTAGTGCGCGTATCAACGTCGACCAGTTCGGCCGCAACTTGGATGATGCGCGGCTGGTCTGGGTGTTCCGACGGCTGGCTCCAAAGTGGAATTCCAGTCGTTTCTTTGTCGTACACAAGGATGGTTTTTGCTGTTGTCATGTTGTTCTCGCTGTTGTGGTTGGTTTGGTGCTGCTGGTGGTTATTCCATGCTCGGCAGATCGTCGTCCGGATCGTCGCTCTGTCCATCGCCTGGCTCGTCGCCGTCAGACAAGCCAAGCGGCTGGGTCTGGTCATCGGTTTGCTGACCGCCTGAAAAATGCTCGTCAAGAGCGCGGCGCTTGCCAGCCTTGGCCTGCTCAATTTCGTGCTGCTTGGCCTTGTCCGGCGGCACCAGAGTGATCTGCACCTCAAGGCCCAGCAGCTTGCGCAGCTTGTCGATATCGCCCGGGTTATCGTGGGCGCGGATGATGAAGCACATTTCGACAATGGCCTTATCCTTGATCTTGAAGGTGATCTTGTTGATCTTGACGTCGGCCATGTTGACTTCGGATGCACCACCGGTGCCGATGTGCGCGACGAAGGTGTAACCCTCAAGATCGGCTTTCCATGGGAAACGGGCAAAGCCAGGAAAGCGTGGTATAGGCATGTGGACGGTGCCGTCAAGCATGTCCTGCTGGGCGCTATCACCGACGATGTAGAAAGCTTCCTTGAGCCCACCGGCAAACTCGTTCAGCACGTTGTTGGAGACATCAGTGGTTACGCTGATGTCGCACGCGCCGACCGGATCCTTGTCTTCCTCTTGCTCAGTGCGCAGGTCGACGCCGGTAATTTTGACCATGTGTGTATTGAGACCAAACATTGCTATTCCTTATTAAGTTGAGAGAGGTGAGGTAGGGCGCGTTATTCCATGCTCAGGCCAGGGTCGGCCGCAGCGGCGGTGCGCTTGGGCGCCGCTTTCGGTGCCAGGCGCTTCAAATGGTCCTTGGAAATGCCGCGCAGCTCATCCTGTTGCTCAGCGCTGGCTACGCCGCCGATGAGGTCAATGGCGACCTGCAGCGTTTCGATGGTGGTGGACTTGTTCATGGCATCAACGACCTGGGCGTATGTCACGCCGTCCGTCGATGCTGCCTGCGAGTTTGTTTCACTCGCAGCCCCAGCTGCCGTACCTGCTTCAGCCGCGCCGCTCTCTTGGGTGCTATCAGATGTATCTCGTTCGTTATCTTCGACATCGGTGATATCGTCAGTTGGTGCTGTAGCTGTGCTCGGCGCAGGAGTGCGCAGATTGTTGATGTCAGTCGCTCGCGGCGTAGCTTCTGGCATATCGATATCAATGATATCGACCGCTTCCTCGGCGGTTTGCAGACCCATCAGCAGCTCTGGCGCATACAACTTCCCGAAGAAGGCGGCGGCGCGGTAGCGCAGCATGACCTCTGGCATGGTCTGCCATTTGCTGCCGTTCTTGGTCAGCCATCCTTCTGCGATTGCCATATCAATACTGATAACCGGTGACTCCAGGCGCTCACCAGTCTCTTTTTCAATTGCCCAAGCAAGGCAAGTACGATTGGCCACTGCGATTGAGCGCTTGATTTCCTGCTTGCTCCCCTTTACCCACTTGGTCTCAATGAAGTCGACATTGCGAGGCTCTGCTGGCTCACTCAGTTGGAAACGCAGTGGCGTATAGCGGCCACAAGAGTTGATTGCAGCAATAATGAATTGCGACGACCAAGATGGCCGGCCCTCTACGATGTAGAGGTTCTGCATAACCATCAATGGATCAGCGCCCATACGCTGGGCCATGTTGAGCGCCACAACGCAATTTGGCAGGGCGCTGGGCTGATCTTCATAGCCTACGACCTTCCCATACTCCTTGACCTCTTTTTGCGTGCGATACGCAACCGGTACCAGCGTCGAATGTGCCAGCATCTTGGCTGCACGCTGCATCAGCTCGAATGATTGCAGGCTGCCAAAGCCCATTGTTACGGCTGGCATGTTCTGCTCACGCGGGGCGGGGTTCTTCAATGCGGCAAGGCTGGTGGTGCTTTGGTCTAATGCGGACATGGTTTTCTCCGTGGTTGGATGGTTGATCATTCGTGATACATGCAGGTTTTCCAGCGAGCGCAGTACTTCGGGCTGCACAGTTGGGACTGCGGGTTAGGCGGGAAAAGCCCCGTCTTAAACATGCCGGCCGCATACTCGATCAGGCCTTTTTCGTCTTCGGTGCCGAGCATGATTTTCTTGGCATCGAACACGCGGCTGACGCCCACTGCGGCCTTGGCGGTGGTCTGCAAGCCAGTGATCTGAGCGCCAAATGTCTCTTCGCCGTCGGTCTGCTCGGACATGATCTGATACGTCCCAAGCTGAGCAGAACGGCCTTGAACGACAACCTCGCCGTTGGCAATCACGCGGCCGCCCGTCTTCAGGTCATTGATGACCTTGCCGCCAGCGGTGCGCACGACCCGCGCCCGGTCCATGGTGCCGGTCAGCTTGACCGTCACGCCGCCGCAGTCGATCAGCAACGGCTCCAGCGGCATTTCAACCGACACGTAATCCATGTTGGGCGCAATCTCGGTGCAGTATTTGACGGTCAGCACCAGGCCGATTTTTTCAGCGTCACGCACGGTCAGATCGTCCTGCCGATAGTCGACGTCCTGCTCCGGGTTCTTGAGCGTGTGCACGAACACTTCGCATGCATCGTCCAGGCTGATCGGCTCACCGGCCAGGCGCCCACTATCAAACGCGGCGGTGCCAGCGTGAATGCCGGTGCCGAGCTGAGCGCGCAGGCCAGACGGCTTGCGCATGCCCAGGATGTGCTCGCCTTCCCATGCCATTGCGCAATCAAATAGGCGTCCCCAGGACGATGCGCGGACTTTGAACTCGCTCATCAGTCAGCGCCCCTTTCTGCGGAAATCGGCACAAGCAGTGCGTTGTCATCTGGCCGGTACTTCATGAAAAGTTTTTTGTTCTGTGCGATCAGGGCGGCCTGTTGCTTAGCTGCATCTTGCTCATCGCGCACCGGTGCGGTGATCAGCACCAGACC